TGGAATTGGTTGAAAATTTAGGATTAGAACTTTTGTAAATTTAATGTTCCTTGGGAGTTAGTTGTAAGCCAGCCCTTTTAAAGGGTTTTGGTAATCCCACTCCACAAGGACAAAATATGAAATTATCCGTATTTAATAGTAAGGCTCCCGGGCTTATTAAATCATTTAATAGTAGTTTAGAAGCTATTCTTAATGATAGTGAAGGTGTTAATTTACAAAACTTGAAGAAGTCAGTAAATGGTGCTTTAAACTCAGTAAATGGCGTATCTGCTATGCTTAACTCTGTAAACAAATCTCAACTTCTCAAACTTCGCAACAATGCAACAGCTGGTGCTGAATATGGTATTGCGGTAGACCACGTTGCTTCTCTTAATAGTCTCTTGAATGTTATGAAAAACATGCTTGATGATGTAGAACCAGAAGAGTCAATTGACGATATTCTTGGTGGTGACGAAGAGAATGGTGGACCAGCTCCGATTGATTCAGGTTCTGAAGATGCATCACAAAAAGCTAAAGGTCAAGAAGCAGCTGTAGCTGGGGGAATTGACGAAAACTCAGACGAAGATGGTATTGATGATATCCTCAGCGAAAAGTCTGAAGACTGTGACAAAAATGGTGACACTGAAGGTGACACTGAAGTCGAAGAAGAAGAGGACGAAATTAGTCCAGAAAACTATAACTTCTTGTCAAAAACTCCTGCAGCTTTAAATGCTAAAAAATCACTCAGAACTAATAGTGCTAACAATTCATTTGTTGACATTGATTTTCTTAAATAGAAGGGGACTTAAATGATAGTATTAAATAATATAAAAGCTGTTTCAGCTGACGTTTTAAGAGTGGAACACAGAAATTCTGAGCCATTCGACCATCCAGTAGACCCTGCAGGGCTTGCTACTATCGCCTTCAATGTTGGACAAGTTGTAGCCGTAAACTCAACTGGTTATGCAGTTCGTGGAGACAAGGCAAATATTGCAACAGAAGAGTACATTGGTTTATTCATGTTACCAAGAGACCCTGAGTCTGCATTGAAAAATGACTATGTTGAAGCTTCAGGTAATGCCTCAATCTTCTCAAATGGTATTGTTGTGCTTAACACTCAAATCTCAGATGCGACTGTTGCTGCCGGTGCAAAATTGTATGTTGGAACTGCTGGTCAGATTACAACTTTAGCAACTGCTAGTGTTCAAATTGGTGTTGCACTTACTGCTCGAACGGTTGCTGGTGCAGATGTTCGTGTTAAACTTGGGTTATAGGAGCTGAGCTATGAAAAAACTATCTAATATGGAATTGCTAGCATTAGCTACAAGTAACAAATCCGCAAACCGTTTAAAGTTTGCAAACTCTATGAACGACCCTTTAAAGTATGGACGTGATTACGCATCAATCCTTCGTGAAGTGTTTCAGGTAGATATTGACGATGATGGAAATATTCATTACTATGATGCAGATTTCTACAACATGGTAGACCCTAAATTCATTAGTGCTACATCGTTTACACCAATTAGCCCTGTTGATGCTAATCGTGTTATGGTTGATACTGTTGAGTTGCCAATTTACTTAGAAATTCCTAAGTCAAAAGCAAACAAAGCTCGTTACAATATCCAAGAGCGTATGAAAGAGGTTATTCGTTCTCAGATTTCTGAAAAAGAAGATTCTTTCCTTATATCTTTATTAGAGAGTGCGGTTGTATCTGCAGCTAACCCTAATACACCTATCAGTATTGCAAAAGCTGATTTTAGTGCAGAGCATGTATCACTTGCTATTGCTGAAGTTGAGAGTACAAATACAAAGATTGCTACAAACTGTGTATTACACCCAACAAACGCTCACTTTATCCGTATGTTCAACAAGAACGATACTAAAGGTTTCTTTGCTTCTCCTGAGTATTCTAAAGAAGTTATGAAAAATGGTCGTAGACTTGAAATGTTCGGTGTAACATTCTTATTCTCTACAAAGTGTCCAGTAAACAGACTCTACATCACAGCTGAGCCAGAGTATACTGGTAGAATTGTTGAAGTTGAGCCACCTGTTATTGTTCCTTACGATGATGCTCGTGCTAGAACTGTTGGATACACTGGTTCTCAGGAAGCAGGATATCTTCTACATAACGTGTCAAGTGTAACAAGTATTATACTTACATAGCTTTCTA